GGGGCTAGGGGTGGTCAACCTATAACGTCAGTGCCTTATGAAGAGGCGCACAGTAAGCGTGGCGTGGTGTATGAGGACAACAGTGAAGAGCAGTGCCTAAGCGGGGTGTGCGGGATATGAAAAACATCCTATCACTAGGAGCCGGTGTGCAGTCCTCAACGATGGCACTGATGGCGGCTAAAGGTGAGATCACGCCAATGCCTGATGCCGCTATATTTGCTGATACCTGTGCCGAACCACAAGAAGTGTATGACTGGCTAGATTGGCTTGAGACACAACTTCCGTTCCCTGTTTATAGAGTTCAATACTCTGACTTGAAGGCTGATATCGGCAAAGCCAGACCTGCTGGCAAGTACAGAAAAATGCCAATACCAGCCTTTATTTTAATGAAAGAACCAGACGGAAGCACACGCAAAGCAGGTTTGTTGCGTAGACAATGCACCACGGACTATAAAATTTACCCACTAACGAAGCGCGTTAGACAGGAGTTGGGAATTTTTAAAAAACGGACTCCTGTCGGTGTTTTGGTTCAACAATGGATAGGGATATCAACGGACGAGGCCACACGGATGAAACCATCCAGAGAATCTTATATAGAGCACCGTTGGCCTCTCATAGAAAACGATGTGAGTAGAGCAGACTGTCTTTCTTGGATGAAAAAACACTATGATGTCACTCCCCCAAGAAGTGCCTGTACTTTCTGCCCGTTTCATTCCAATAAAGAGTGGCGATATATTAGAGACAACTACCCAAAGGAATTTAAGGAAGCTGTGGAAATAGATCAACGCATTAGAACACTTTGGGCTGGGCGAGACAAAGAAGCTGAATTTTATCTTCATAAGTCGATGACCCCACTTGCCGAGGCTGATCTAGAAGATGTAGACCTACGCCAACTCAATATGTTTGATAACGAATGCGAGGGGATGTGCGGGGTATGAAACCTAATCATTACAAGATGAGAATACAGCCTATTGAATATATCATGGCTAATAGGCTTGACTTCTGCTCTGGCAATATAGTCAAGTACGCAAGCAGGTGGGACAAGAAGGGGGAACCCTACTCCGACTTATGCAAAATAATAGAATATGCTAAAATACTTATAGAGGAACTACCTGCTCTCAGCGAGAATAATGTTGAATGATTTAAGCAAAAACAAGAGGATCAAGAGCAAGCCTTACCTTGAGTGGGTAGCCACCCTTCCCTGTAGCGAGTGTAAGGCTACGGATGGAACTGTGGTGGCGCACCACCTTAAAGGTAGGTACTCTCCCCTTTCCGGGGGAGCAGGGTACAAGGCGAGTGATTGGCTGACTATGCCGTTGTGTTTCAAGTGTCATACGCAGATACACTCCGGGGGTGCTGAGTTGATGAACTGGCAACCATATTTTATTTTGAGAACGCTTGACAAAGCATTTAAAGATGGTATAATAGAGTTATGAATATAGAAGGCGAAGTTGAGGGATACCTCACACAGATAGAACAGACTGCTCCGAAGTACGCAAAGGCTA